TTTTTATGAATTGTGCTCCAATCTACAATAGAATGATTATTCCATCCTATTGTTGTATCTGATATAGAACATGATTTAGAACAATAAATCTGTTTATCATTTTTTGTTTTAAAACCATTATTACATTTTTTACATTGTTTAATAATAATTTCTTTAAAAGTTAATTTTTTACTAACCTTTTCATTTATCAAAGAACGTTTGTTTTTAGTAGAAAAACCTCTAGCACATATACTAGAACAAAATCTTCCACTTCCATATTCACCATTGTGATCGTTATCACAATTTTCGCATTTATTCATATTTGTCATCCTAACGGGATTCGAACCCGTGACTTTACCTTGAAAGGGTAACGACTTAACCGCTTGTCGATAGGACGATTATATATTTGTCGAGGATGCCGGAATCGAACCGTTCTTCGTAGACCCAAACTACGAGTGCAAACCCATTACACTTCATCCTCGTTATTTATATAAACAAAAAAGTCCCAAATTTCTTTGGGACTTTTTAAAGTATTTCTTAATATTTAATATTTACATCTATTAAAATTTAGTCAATACAATTTCAGTCCCAAGCTTTTGCTCCGGTTCACGATCATAATAACGATCACTAACTGATATGTTTACTAAATTTTTCATTTTGTTTTTATTATATATTAATTTTTTTTTATTCCTTTTTAAATTATATTACAAATATACAAATAAGTTTTATAATTTAAAAAATTTAATCAAAATATTTTTTATTTTTTATTTTGATTCTTCAACTGAAGCTTGACGGTAAGGAGTTACTAATTTCTTAATTTCACCTAAAGCTTTACGTGCATCAGCTAAATTACGTTTTTTAGTTCCATTATGTGCTGCTTCAAAAGCTTCCCATAAAGTTACTAACTCTGTGTAAATTTCTTGTTTTGACATTTTATTCTTTTATACTTTTTATTTATTTAGAAAGAATTAACTTTCTTGTAAATTATATTATAAAAGTTTATAAAAGTTTAATTATTGTTTAAATAATTTAATAAAGAAGAAACATCTAATAATGTATTACACACTCTAGCACCACATGATTCAATTAAAGACTTTGTCATATTCATTGATTTTAACTGATGTTCAGTAAATTCATTTTCATCGTCTTTTTCAATAACACAGAAAATTGTTTTTTCCGGTCTATTGCATGCATCATACACTGCTTCTGCTATAGATACTTGTAAATATTTAATATATAAAATAAAAATAATATTTTACGATGATTATTTATAAAACTACAAATTTAATTAATAAAAAAATATATGTTGGAAAAGATTCATATAACAATGATAAATATTTGGGATCTGGTAAAGTTTTAAAACATGCTATTAAAAAATATGGAAAAAATAATTTTAAAAAAGAAATTTTACAAGAATGTAAATCGCAAGAAGAATTAAATAATGCAGAAATATATTGGATAAACGAATTAAATAGTAGAGATAAAAAAATAGGTTATAATATAGCATTAGGCGGTGATGGTAAATGTGCTGGAACTAAATTATCAGATGAAACAAAACAAAAAATATCTAATGGTCAAACTTTAGAAGGATATATTGAAAAATATGGATTAATTATAGGAACAGAAAAATATAATAATAAATGTAAAAAACAAAGTTTAGCACAAATAGAAAGATTTAAAGATCCTAATGAAATAGTAAAAATAATAAATATAGGAAATAAAAACGGCATGTATGGAAAATGTCATACATACGATACAAAACAAAAAATAAGTAAATCAAATACAGGAAAAAAACATTCAATAGAAACAATAGAATTATATAAAATAACAAGAAAAGGTATAAATAAAGGATTAGGATATTTACATGTTGGTGCACTTAACGGAAGAGCTAAAATGTGGAAATTAATTTCACCATTAAATGAAGAATTTTATTGTAAAGGCGAATTAAATAAATTTTGTGATTTGCATAATTTAAATTGTACATTATTACAACGATACAAAAATAATAAAATTCCTTTAGATTTAAAAATTAGGAATTTAAATGAAAAAGAATTTATTAAAAAACAAAATACTTTAGGTTGGTCTATTTATGAAATTTAAAAAATTAGCAATATCAATCAAATTGTCAAATGTTCTAACATTATATTTAATGACCATTTGTTTTACCATTTTTAATGATTTTAATTGATGTTCTGTAAATTCATTTTCATCATCTTTATAAATTGTACAAAAAATAGTTCTATGTGGTTCATTTATAGAGCTTTCTATTAATTCTGCTATACTATAAACACCAGTCATTTTTGGTGTTATAACATATAATACAAAATCACATGTATTTCTTTTCTCTATTTCTATTTGTTGTGCTTCTTCTGTCCAATCTTCAACAACTGGATTAAAATAATCACAATCTAAATGCGGCATTAATGCATCTCTCCAAGTTGAATTATTACACGTGCCACCAAGGAAAACGGAAATATTATTTTTCATATTAAATTTATTCTTTTTATATTGTGTCTTTTTAAAATAGAACAAACAGTAGTTCTTTTAATATTATATATTTCTGCTAATTCTGTTCTATTTTTATTTTCTATTAAATAAGAATCTATAATATTTTTTTCAATTTCATCAGAACATTTTCTAATTGCATTAACTCTTTTTTTAATGGATTCTTCTGTTTGTTTATATCATAATAAAGTATTTCTAATTCTATTTTTAATTTCTTCTGAAGGTTTTAATTGTTTAAGTTTTAAAATTCTTTTTTGATTTATTTCATCTGAAACTACACCAAATTCTCCTCCAAGAGTTTTATTAAAACCATATTCCTTTTGATAAGACTGAAATAAATCAATATAATATTTTTCTTTTTCACACAATAATTCATTTGAACAATATTCTAAAATATATGATATAAATTTATCTTTACCATATTTATTATAAGAAAATTGTAAATGATTATTTTTGTGTTTATTTTTATCTAATGTTTTAAATTGAAATTTTACTCTTTTTAATACATTACTTGATAATCCAATATAAACTTTATTATTAGAAATATTTTTTATGCAATAAATGCCACCTAAAAAAACTTCCATAACTTATTATAATTTAAAAATTATATAATAAATTATGGAAAATGTTTAATTATTCAGCTGTTTCTGCTTTTTTAGTTAAATCAATCTTATTAAAAAATGTTACAGCATCTTTATTACCATTCCATTGTTTAATAATATCAGTTCTGATTTTATTGATTTTATTAAATAATACATCTTGGTTGCTTGAAGGATAATCAGAATATAAAAATTCTAAAGATACTTCATTACCATTTTTATATTTCATTGATAAAACTAATTTATCATCTTTTTTAATCAATCTATAAATAGTTGCAATACTATTTAAATCAATAGCATCACCGTCATTATCTATAAAAACATTTTGCATATTTTCCATTTTCTATTTTTTACAATTATATTATTATTTTATTTGATATAAAAAATTATATTCTATATTTTCTTATTAATGAAACAAGTTTTTCATTTAATTCTTTTTCTTTTTGTTCTTTAATTCTTGTTTTTCTCTTTGATCATAAAGTTCATATGATTTATAATAACAAGACATAATAAAGTTGAATTCTTCTATATCTAAATTATAAATTAAATCTCCAATAGTCATTTCATAACTAATTTGAGGATATAAATCAAAATATTTAATTTCTTTTTCAAATTTAAATCCTAATATTTTATTCACAATAGTTTTTGATCTACCTATTTTATGAATATTATCAAAATTAGTTAATGATTTAACTTTAAAATTAATTTTATCTGCACTGATACTCAAATCAATCAAACCTACAGCCGTTTTATTTAATCTTGTTGATTTATTAGACCAATTTGATTTTATTAAATAATTAGATGTAAAATCATTAGCAGTAATATTATTAAATTCGCAATTACAGAATTCATTCTTTTTTACTACTGTTGCATCCTGAGGATGTTCTTTAATTATTTCTGTAATTAAAGTAATTGCTTTTTCTTTATCTAATTTTGTCATAATATTTAAAATATTCTCTTGTTGCCATTAAAATTTTTCCTAAATTGTTTTCACCTTCTCCATTATAAACACCCCAGAAGGTATCATTCCAATCATTAGTTTCTTCAAGATATGCATCTTTTGTATCTAATAATTTTTGTCTTAACTGTAAATCTGTTAAAAATTTCTGAAATATCAGTTGTGACATGACATCAATTTTTATTTTATCCCAATCTTTTCTAGTTGGTAATGTTTTAGAATGTCTTTTAGCTTGTAAACCAGTTAATTCTTGATATTGTTTTGCTTTTGTTAAAGATAAACACTTACTAGCTTGATATGCTGCTTCTGTTGATAAAAATAGCATTCCTTGCCATTTAATTACACAAGGATGCATATTACTCAACCATTCGTATTCTTCTTTAAATCCACCAATAAAATCTTCAGTATGTTTAATATAACTTTTCATTAAAATTTAATTATTTTATCATATTTATGATTATTAATATAATCAATATATTGCTGTGCTTTTTCTTGTGACATTAATACATAATACGGATCAGTTGGATCTTTATCAGAAAAACAATACCATTTTAATTTTTTATTATCTTCATCATACCATACTATTCTAATATCATCTATATCATACGATACAGATTTAAAAACTATTGCAATTTTATCACTATTTATTTTCATAAAATGTTTTTAATGAAATCTTTATTCAAAACTAATTCAGGACAAGCAACACTTTCCCATTTAGATCTAATTTTTTTGATCTCAATATCACACCAATCTTCGTCATCATTAGTAGACATTCCATATTGCAACGCTCTACCGTGTTTAGAAGGATATAATCCGCCTCCTTCTGGTTGATAAATAATTTTTTCAGTTCCATCGTAATTGTTTTCAGCAACTTCAATATCATTAATATAAAGTTTTTTAACAATTAAACGTCCAGTTTTTTGTTTATCATCGTATTTTTCCCAAGGATCATTAATATCAACTAACATTTGTTTCATATCTTTAGTTGATTTTTTGTGTAATTGTTTTTGTGAAAATTTTGATTGAGCTACAGATGAAATACTATTTCTAATACAATCTTGTTGTCTCCAGATAAATGCATTAATTAATTCTTCATTATTAGGTAATTGAAATACTCTTGCATCGAATTCAGCTAATAACATTTTTACCAAATTATCTTCAAAATCTACACGACTATATTTAGGTCCCATTGTTTTTTCATCTATTTTAGTAATTGATGAAAGCATATCTAAAAAACGTAAATGATTAAACTTAGCTGCGGCCATAGAAGCAGATACAGAAACCATTTTTTCTACTTCACCATCATACCACATTTGTTGTTCTAATGAATCTCTATCAGATAAATAAATAGAAATTTCATCACTTTGAACAAATGCAAATTTAGCACATTGAATTTTACTACATAAATAAATAGCAGTTTGATCCATTAAATTAATTAATGAATTATCAAATGGTTTTTTAAATTGTTTAGTATAAGTATGAAAAGCTTTTCCATCTAAACGAATAACTGTTGGTAATTTTGGAATTAAATTGCTTTTGTTAACTGATTCGTATTTCTTCATTCTGTCTCCCAGATTATCGGATTTTTTATTATTTTTTTTCATATTTTATTATTTAATTTTGGTAAATGACCACCCCAATTTATATGAATATCTCTATGACATTTTCTACAAACTACTATACCATTATCTAATGATATATTTATATGCATGTTAATTAAATATTCATATAATATATTATCATCTTTACTATTTAATTCTTTTTTTACTTCATTAACAATAATAGACATCGGCTTTATATGATGTATTTCTATATTTTTTTTAGTATTACATATAGTACATTTATAATTATCTCTTTTATAAATATTTGAATACCAATTATTTCTATATTGATATGTTTTTATTCTTTGAACTAAACTATTTTTTCCACCTTTCCATGCTGTTGAATTTTCTCCAATTTTCCCAGTTCTAGATTTAGACATTTTAAGTTTAGTATCTATAGAATGATTTTTACCAAACATTGGATTATTTTCTCCTTCAATATTTGGTCTATTTTCTATTCCTTTTTTATAATCTTCACTATTTTTTATATTTAAACTATGTTCTAATTTTTTTTCATCTGTCCAATATAAAGAATTACATTGAGGTTTATTTTTTGCTGATTCTTTATATGCGCAAGTTTTACATAAATCTTTATTAAATTTTTTTAGTGAAACTTTTCTATTTTTAATTGTTCTTTCATAATTATTAAAACAATTATCACATGTTATTTCTATTTTTTCCGTAACAAATAATTTAGAAATATCTAATTCTATCATACATAATATTAATTTTTATTATATATATATTTCATTCTGTCGCCTAAATTATCTTTTCCCTTTTTCATATTCTTCAATTTCTTTATATGTTAATTGTTTAGCATTTTCTGGATATAGATGTTTAAATATATCTGGAATAGATCCACCATTCCAAACATTATGACTTATTACATATTCTCCAGTTTTATGCATTTGAAATATAAATTTA